CAATCAAAAGGTGGATTAGACGTTACAAAAAATGTAGTCTGTTGCTGCCACGATTGTAACCAGTCAAAGGGACACGAGCACTGGAAGTTGTGGTATGTTCAGCAAGACTTTTATAGTGAAGAACGGTTCAATAAAATAGAAGAGTGGATGAAACCAGATCCCCCTGTTAACTTATTTACATATCGTCCAAGACGCAATAATTGTACTTGATAAATAGTAAAAGCAGTATATACTGCTTTTACGGTAAATACCAAATCTAGTAATGGCAGATCCTAAGATTATTATTAGGCGTAGTTCTACGCCGAATAAAGTTCCTACTGAAAATCAACTAGCTCTTGGTGAGTTAGCTATTAATACTTATGATGGTAAACTTTATCTTGAGCAGGATCAGACATCAACAGGATTAGGTGTCACTGTAATAGTAGTTAACCCTTGGGGCGTTGGGGTTGGTAGCACTGTATATAATACTTATTTTACCTCAGGTAATGTTGGTCTTGGATTAACAAATCCAACACAAAGATTAGACATTGATGGTGGATTAAGAATTCGTGGTGCATTATACGACAGTAATAATGTTGTAGGTGCTGCTGGATCAATTCTTACTTCAACTGGAATTGGAGTTAGTTGGACTACACCTTCTGCGGGTGGATCTGGTGTTGTAATTCAGGACGAAGGACTACAAGTTGGATCTGCAAGTACGACTCTTAATTTTGTTGGAACTGGTGTTTCTGCGTTTACCGTAGGTAATATAACAGAAATTGTTATAGATTTACAAGGAAATCTTGATGGTGGATTTCCATCATCAAATTATGGTGGAATCGAAAATGTTAATGGAGGAGGCATTTAAGAAAAATGGCAACTAGAATTCAAATTAGAAGAGGAAGTTCGACAGACTGGACAAATGCCAATCCAGTGCTTGCTGAAGGTGAATTAGGTTTAGAATTAGATACTGGAAGAATTAAAGTTGGTTTAGGAACCACATCGTGGAATTACCTTGAATATCGCTACTCCACCGCTGCTGCTGGATCTAACACTGAAGTTATTTTTAATGATTCTTTATCTCTTGGAGCATCTTCTAATTTCACGTTCAATAAAAACACTTCGACTCTTAAAATTGGTGGAGTCAGTGGGATAGGAATTAATACTAGTACTATCAGTGGTCCATCGGAGATTATTATTGATCCTGCAGGAGTAGGAGATAATACTGGATTAGTAAGAATTAAGGGTGATTTATTTGTAGATGGAACGCAAACAATCATAAATTCATCTACCATTGAACTTTCTGATTTTGTTGTAGGTATTGCTTCAACTGCAACGACTGATTTACTTGCTGATGGTGCAGGAATCAAGATTGGTCCAGATAATACTTTTACATATGACTATAGTAATACTGCATTAAAGTCAAGTGAAAATTTAAATATTGCTTCTGGTAAGACTTATAAAATTAATGGAATAGATGTTCTTTCATCAAATACCCTTGGTTCTGGTGTAGTTAATTCTTCACTTACATCTGTTGGTACTCTCAACCAATTAAACATTTCTGGAGTTACAACTTCCAATGCATATTATGTTGGGTCTACACAAGTTATTTCTAGTGGTAGACAGTTACAGAACATTACTTCTTTAGATGCGACCACCACTGCAACAATTGAATCTGCAGTTCAAGCAGCTCCAAATAATTTCTCCAGCTTGAACGTTACTGGAATATCAACACTTAGTGGAGTTTTAAATGTTGGAGCGGCTGGAACAGTTATTACTGCAACAATTGGTGGTAATGTTGGAATTAATTCAACAATACCTCAAACTATACTGGATGTTAACGGGGATATAAATAGTTCAACAGACGTTAAAATTGATGGAATTAGTGTCCTCACTACAGCAAGTAATGACGCACTTGCACTTGCAATCGCACTAGGATAATAAAAAAATGGCAAATTTATTCAAAAGTTATACTAAAGCAAACGTAGGTACTGCTACAAGTGACATCTATACTACTCCCGGTGCGACTACATCTGTAATTATTGGACTATGTTTAGCAAACACGACAGGATCCCCTGTAAATGCTAATGTTCTTGTAGATAAGGCAGGTGCTTCTGACACAGTTTATCTTGCTAAAAGTTTAGAACTTCCAGATGGATCTCTTTATGAGTTTAATGGGGGGAATAAAATTATTTTAGAGACCGGTGATAAATTGCAGGTATTTTCCAGCACATCTTCTAGTATTGATGTAATGGTGAGTATTCTTGAACAAACCTAGTCTTAGAGGTAAAGTAAATGGCATATGCAGGTAAGGGGCCAAAGAGACTTGGTGGTAAGGTTTATGATTATAATAATCAAGTTGGCGCAGCTGGATCTATTTTAGTTTCTACAGGATCATCTGTAGAGTGGGTATCTAGTAGTAGTGTTGTAACACTAGGAATAGGAACAAATAGAAATGCTGAATTTCAGCAAGTTAATGTTTCAGGAGTAACCACTTCTAAAGGTGGTTTTGTAGGTAATTTAACTGGAACTGCAACAACATCAACAAATCTTTCTGATGCTGCAAATATTACCACTGGAACTATTAATGCTTCTAGATTATCTGGAACTTATAACATTGATATAAGTGGTAATGCTGCAACTGCAGATTATGCTGATGTATCAGGTATTTCTACATATTCCATATCAGCAGGTGTCGCCACCTATGCTACCAACGCTGGTATCGCCACCTATGCTACCAACGCAGGTATTGCGACTTATGCTACAAGTGCAGGAGTTGCAACTGCTCTTCAAAACGCAAGAACATTTGAGATTACTGGTGATGTTGTTGCTTCCGGAATAATTTTTGACGGTACTGGTAACGTATCTTTAGCTGCAACAATTCAACCAAATAGTGTTGGATTAGGAACTGATACAACTGGTGATTATGTTCAGTCTATTACTGGAACTTCAAATCAGATTACTGTTACTAGTGGAACTGGGGAAGGTTCAGCACCAACACTGAGTATTCCAACTCAGTTTACTGCTCCACAGGACGTTACGGTTACTAGAGATTTACAAGTTAATCGTAATTTAAATGTTAATGGTAATATTACGATTGGTGGAACAACCGCTGTAATCTTTTCACAATCATTAAACATCTATGACCCTGATATTGTTCTTGGTTATAGAACTGATGCTTTTGGTAATGATGTTTCAAATGATAATACTGCCAATCATGGTGGCGTTGCTCTTGCATCCACAGAAGGAAACCCATTAGTTCAGTTATTCATTGCTGGGATTGAAACAAACCCCGCCACATACAAAAAGATTATGTGGTTCAAGGCGGGTGAATTTGCTGGACTTGGAACTGATGCTTGGTTGATGAACTATGCTGTTGGTATTGGAAGCACTCAATTCCCAACAGGAACCAGATTAGCAGCAGGTTCAGTTCAATTCACTGAAAATGATTTAGCAGTAGTAAGAAATATTAATGCTTCTGGTATTATTACTTCAACGAGTGGTATTAGGGTATCTAATGGTGGAATCAATGTAACAGGTGTTTCTACGTTTGTTGATAGTATTAACTTCAATTCAACATTAAAAGATTATTTTGGCAATGTTGGTGCAGCTTCTTCTGTTTTAATTTCAACAGGGTCTGGAATTAAATGGGAATCAATTGAAACTGCGGCTTTACAAGGATCTCAAGGATCTCAAGGTTTCCAAGGTGATATAGGTGCTCAAGGATCTCAAGGTTTCCAAGGTGATATAGGTGCTCAAGGTTCCACTGGTACTCAAGGTGCTCAAGGTGTCATAGGATTTCAAGGTGCTACCGGTAATCAAGGTGCTACCGGTGCTCAAGGTTCTACTGGTGCAACAGGTGCTCAAGGATCTCAAGGTTTCCAAGGTGATATAGGTGCTCAAGGTTCTACTGGTGCTCAAGGTTCTACTGGTGCTCAAGGATCTACTGGTGCTCAAGGAACCCAAGGTACTCAAGGTTTAACGGGACCAGTTGCTGGTACTGACAAACAAGTTATTTTTAACAACAATAATGTATCTGCTGGTGCTACTAACTTTGTATATGATGCAGTAAATCAGAGTGTTGGTATAGGAACCATAACTCCAGCATCGGGAATTAAACTTGATGTTGTTGGTGGAGAAATCAAGGCAGGTAGAGTTGATACATCTAATGAAGGTGGTCAGTTAAGTTTTGGTAGAGCAACTGATAATGCAACTGCTTGGTATATTGATGTTTATGGAAATACTTCAACACCAAATCTTCGTTTTGTTGATGTTAGTAATTCAGCAGTAAGAGCACAAATTGATGGTTCTGGAAACTTTGTTTTTGAGAGTCCTATTGAATTAAATTCTACATTAAGGGACATCTATAATAATGTAGGTGCCGCTGGTTCTATTTTAGTTTCAACTGGGGCTGGTGTTTCTTGGACTGCCCCTTCTGCTGCTGGAACTCAAGGAGTACAAGGTGCTCAAGGAGTTCAAGGTTCTGTTGGAGCACAAGGTTCTGTTGGAGTTCAAGGTGCTCAAGGTGCTACCGGTAATCAAGGTGCTTCTGGTGCTCAAGGTGCTCAAGGTTCTACTGGTGCTCAAGGATCTCAAGGTTTCCAAGGTGATATAGGTGCTCAAGGTTCTACTGGTGCTCAAGGTTCTACTGGTGCTCAAGGATCTACTGGTGCTCAAGGAACCGCTGGTGCTCAAGGAACCGCTGGTGCTCAAGGTGCTACCGGTGCTCAAGGTTCTACTGGTGCAACAGGTGCTCAAGGATCTCAAGGTTTCCAAGGTGATATAGGTGCTCAAGGATCTACTGGTGCTCAAGGATCTACTGGTGCTCAAGGAACCGCTGGTGCTCAAGGTTCTACTGGTGCTCAAGGTGCTACCGGTGCTCAAGGTTCAACCGGTTCTGGTTCTCAAGGATCTCAAGGTGCCACAGGTGCTCAAGGTGCACAAGGTCCCGCAGGAGGTGGTGGTGGATCTGGAGAGTCTTATTGGGTATCAACATCTGCTGGAATTCATACACTTTCTAGTGTTGGTGTAGGTACAACAAATCCAAATACTGTAGTAACTTCTAATAATACATCAACTCTTGCTGTTGGAGTTGTTACTTCATATGTAGTTAATACAAATGTTATTGGAGTTGGTGATACCAGTTATACGAATGCTAACAACTTTATTATAGAAACAAAAACCGTAACTACAGCAACCACGAGTCAAGTTGGAATTGATACTTTCTCATCAGACTTGTATAGAAGCGCCAAATATTATGTTCAGTTAACTAATGATAGTGATTATCATGTCGTTGAAATTACTGTTTTACATGATGGATCAAGTGTATATTTGCTTGAATCAAATGCTCTTAAATTAAATGTTGCTTGTGGAATTTTTACAGGATCTATAACTGGATCTGATTTAACTCTGTCATTAACACCATCTACTGCTGAACCAACTAATATTATTCTTAATAGAACTTTAATTCGCAGTACAGGAAGTGCATTTGCTCCAACTGGAGATTTACTATTACAAACTGGAAGTATTGATTTTATGGTCGGATCTGGACAATTTGACTTGAATACATAATCAATACTTCATATAAATAAAAACATAGGATAGTAGTAAATTTAGATGGCTAAAGTTTTACAATTTAGAAGAGGCACTACTTCTGGTCTATCTACTGTAACTGGTGTTGAAGGAGAACTTTTTGTCGATCTGACAAAAGATACTCTTGTTGTAATGGATGGAACCACTGCAGGTGGTCAACCACTTCAAAAAGAAATAGTATCATCTACACGAATCAATGCTGGAGTTACAACTGTTTCTTCTCTATATGTTACCTCACCATTTATTTTAAATCCTACTAGTATTAGTGAAAATTATACAGTTCCTGCAAATTATAATGCAATGACTGTTGGACCATCTATTGTAGTTAGCAATGGGGTTGTGGTGACGGTTCAGTCTGGCGGTAACTGGTCTGTTGTTCCGTAAGATATAATTGATTAGACATATCAACTTTATAAATAACTAAAGCAAGCAATTAAATTGTTTTAAGAAAGATGTCAGAAATTAGAGTAGATAAAATTGTAAATTCTTCTGGTAGTGGCGCCGTTGAGTTTACTCAAGGTATTAGTATTCCATCTGGACAAACTCTAAGTGGAATAGCTCAAACTGCTCAAGGATTGACAGCGACTGCGAGTGTCAATACTAGTGGAATTATTACTGCTACGACTTTTGTTGGTGCTTTAACTGGTAACGTTACTGGAAACGTAACAGGCAACCTAAACGCTACTGGAGTTTCAACAGCAGCATACCTACAGAATACCAATATCAATTCATCTGGTATTCATACTGCTTCTTCATTCTCTGGTTCACTAGCAAACACATTAACTTTAGCAACTTCTGGTACTGGATTATCTGGATCCACTACCTTCAACAACTCTGGTGCTGCAACCTTTACGGTTACTTCTAACGCAACCAACGCCAATACAGCATCTGCAATTGTTGCTCGTGATGCTTCAGGTAACTTCAGTGCTGGTACGATTACTGCTACGACTTTTGTTGGTGCTTTAACTGGAAACGTAACAGGAAACCTAACTGGAACAGCATCAACTGCAACATTAGCGACTAACGCACAAGGATTAACTGGAACTCCAAACATTACTGTTGGTGATGCAACTGTAACTGGCAACTTAACCGTTCAGGGTACAACTACAACACTTGATACTGTTAATTTAGTTGTAGAAGATAAAAATATTGGTATCGGAACAACCACTACACCTTCAAATACAACAGCAGACGGTGGTGGACTTACATTATTTGGTGGAGCTGGTGGTGATAAGACTTTAACTTGGGTAAACTCAACCGCTGCTTGGACTTCTAACCAAGACATTAATTTAACAACCGGAAAAGTTTATGAGATTAATGGATCTACAGTATTAAGTTCATCTCAAGTTCTTGGTAAATCGGTTCCTGCTGGAACAATTGTTGGAGATACTGATTCTCAAACACTTTCAAGTAAGACTTTATGTTCCTCGACTTTAACTGGATCTCTAACTGCTGGTGGCGGAACGGGATCTAATGGTCAGTTCCTCCAATCAACAGGAGCTGGAGTTTGTTGGGCTACTGCTGCGGGAGGGGGATCAGGTGGCATCAATGTTTGCTGCGTCAGCAACTTCTTATCTTGTAATACTAATGCACTTAGTATCTCTTGTGCTAATAATAACTTCTTAGTTGGATGTAATGCGGGAAAATGTACTACCACTGGATGTTATAACAACTTCTTAGGCAAATACGCAGGGTGTTCTAATACCGATGGTTCTCTCAATAACTTCTTAGGTCGTCAAGCAGGATATTATAATACTATTGGAAATCATAATAACTTCATAGGTGACGCTGTAGGGTATAAAAATACTACTGGATGTTATAACAACTTCTTAGGCAATAACGCTGGATTTAATAATACCACTGGAAATCATAATAACTTCTTAGGTCGTTATAGTGGTTATAATAATACTACAGGATGCTTTAACACTTTCTTAGGTTTTTGTGCAGGACGTAGTAACACCACTGGAAGTAGTAACTTTGCAATTGGATGTTTTGCTTTATGCAGTAATGCTACTGGTACAGATAACATTGCAATTGGATGTTTTGCTGGACGTGTTGTTGCTGGAAGTTGCAACATTTTTATTGGTCGCCTAGCAGGTTCATGTACATCATCTTCTGTTGCATCTAATAACATTGCAATTGGCGCTCTTGCAGGTAGATGTATTACTACAGGAGGATCCAATATTGCTTTAGGTCTCTATGCCTACCGTGGTGCTGGCGGTGGATGTAATATTGTTGCTGGTCATTGTGCAGGATATAGTGCAACCTCAGGAAATAATAATATATTCCTTGGACAAAATGCAGGTTTTAATTATATTGGAACTGCAGGACAACATCAAAATATTTTCATTGGATGTAATTCAGGTTGCCTAGTTACTGGTGGATGTAACGTAATCATCGGTGGATTTATCGGATCTTTATTTACTGCTTGCTGTAACCATATTTTCCTATCTGATGGTGCTGGAAATAATAGATTACAAATTAATAACTCTGGTGCCCTTGGTTTTGCTGGTGCAAATTATGGTACTGCAGGACAAGTTCTAACTTCTTGTGGTAATGCTGCTGCTCCAGTATGGGCAGCTGCCGGTGGATCTCAAGCAATGTGTGCAACTGGCAGCAACACCATCTACTCATGTAGTGCAGGACTTTGTGGATCTGAGAACTTCTTTGCTGGATTTCAAGCAGGGCCCAGTGCTTCAGCATATCCTCAGTATAGTACTGCTATTGGTGTACGAGCAGGACGCTATGCAGGATCTTATACATATGGATATAATTCATGGTATAATACCTTCCTTGGTTATCAAGCTGGATATTACAGATCAGGAGGATGTCACAACTTCTTCGCTGGAACATGTGCAGGTATGTCAGGATTTAATGAGCTTGCTTCTACTACTGGATGCTCTAACATAGCAATTGGTAGACTGGCTGGAGTTTGTCTTACTAGTGGTAATAATAATGTTTTCCTAGGAGATGTTGCAGGTAAATATAACACAACAGGTTCCTACAATACATTTATTGGATACCAAGCATCTAATGGATGTGTAAACAAAGGAACTTTAGGTGGACATAGAGGCACTAATAACATTGCACTTGGTTGTAATTCTGGAAATGATGCTCTTTATAATTTTGGATCAACAGACGCCTCCAATATTATCGTTATTGGTAATAACAGTCACACTGCATCATATGTCAAAGTTGCTTGGACAACTGGATCTGACGCAAGAGATAAAACTAATATTATTCCAATCCCAGTTGGTAAGAACTTCCTGAAGCAGTTAAATCCTGTTCAATATCAGTGGGCAGATCGTGAAACTGGTGAAGTTACCACTGAAAAACCAAATTACGGTTTCCTCGCACAAGATGTTCTTGCACTGGAGAATCCACCTCAAGTTATTGTTGATGATAATGATCCAGAGCACCTCAAACTTCGTGAGTCAATGATTATTCCAGTTCTTGTTAAGACAGTTCAAGAATTGATTGAAGAAGTTGATGCCCTCAAAGAAGAAGTTAGAATCCTGAAGGGGGAATAATTCCTTCTAAATAATATCAATATCCCTCTAGGATTGACAAAAATTCTAGAGGGATTTATAATATATAAATGAAAATATAAAAAAATATGAATCATTGTCAAAAGAAATGTTTTGGAAATGATGGTGAACATGGTGGGTGCTGTAAGTCTTATAATGGAGAGTGGATGATTGGACCTATATCAGATCATATTGAAGTTCTTGCAAGAGTGAGAAAGCAATTTAAAGGAATGGAAATTAAGTGGAAAGATATTTTTATTGATTATGAAGAAGGTAAAAATTTATTTCCCGATAAACCCGCATGGAAAAATCCAGAAAAATATCCTGTGATGCGAATACAATTCAATGTGCAAGATAGACCTTGTATCTTTTATAATAATGATATAAAAACTTGTCAGATATATAAAGCAAAATCAATAACTTGTTCAAATTACAAATGTGATTATTTAAAACAATTGGAAGAAGAAATAAAATGAATTCTATTGATATTGTTACTCCTACGATGTGGAAAGTAGATTATTTTTTGGAAGCATTGGAAAAATATTGCAATTATAAATCAGTAAATAAAATTTTTTTAATTGATAATGAGCATTTGGAAAGACCAAAAAGTGAAATTTTAAACCACCCAAAAATTAAAATAATTTCCTTTGGTAGAAATATTTACGTAAATCCTGCTTGGAATGAAGGATATTATCAATCTAAAGCAGATGTAATTTGTTTATTGAATGATGATGTAATTGTTGATGAAGATTTATTCCATCAGGTTTCTGAGTTAAATATGAGCGAGATAGATATTATCGGTACAAAAGTCAAAGGTAGTCTTGATAATTATCATATTATAGATCATCCAGATCATAAAGAAGAACTGATTAGAATGAATGTGAATAAATCTCAACCAATTGGTGGGCAAGCATATGCATTTGGTATTTGTATGTTTATTAAAAGAATTTCATATAAAGTAATTCCAACGTTATATCAAATTTGGTTTGGTGATGATTACCTAATTCAAAGATGTAAGAACATTTATGCATTTAAGACAAATAAAATTAAAGGAGAAATTTCTAAAACAATTGTGGAATTAGATAAATGTAAAGATTCTAAAACAGAACAATTTAAGAGCAGTTTATCCAAAAGAATTCAACTAGATACTCATAATGCTTATCATTATGGGCATTTCAAAAATGGAAAAAATTGGGATATTTTAAAGAAAAATGCTTTTGTTAATTAATTAAAACTTATGAAAAAAATTTTAGAAGAAATTCCAACAGGTTGGAAAGATCATATTATATTTGCTCAATGGATTGTTAAAAGAAAAAATCCAGACACAATTGTAGATCTTGGAGTTGATTGGGGATACTCAACTTTTTGCTTTTCCCTTCCAAAAATAGGACATGTTTATGGAATAGATAGTTTTGAAGGTGATGCTTTTGCAGGTGTTCATAATACTTATAATTATGTTCTAGAAAAACAAAAAGAACTTCAATTAGATAATATTACTTTTATTAAGGGATATTTTGATGATATTGCTAAAAATTGGGATAAAGAAATTGATATTCTACACATAGATGGATACCATACTTACAAAGCAGTTAAAAATGATTATGATACTTGGAGTAAATTTGTAAAGAATGATGGTATAATATTATTTCATGACACAATGGTTTTTGACAGAAAATTTGGAGTTCATAAATTGTTTTCTGAAATTAAATTACCAAAAACTAATTTTAAATTTTGTCATGGATTAGGAGTTGTATCAAAAGATCAAGATTTAATTAATAAAATAAATACTGAGTTTAAATTATGAAAAAAGTATTAATTGCTACACCTTGTCTTGATGGAAGAGTCGAAGCCTACTTTACAAATTCATTGTATGAGTCTGTAAAACTTGGTTTGGAAAATGATATAATGCTTCAACCAGTTTTTCTTGCTTATGAAAGTATTCTTCCAATGGCTAGAAATGAGTTGTTTAATTTAGCATATAAAGAAAAATATGATGATATGGTTTTCATTGATGATGATGAGTGTTGGGATGCCAATGCCCTTATTGATATTATTCAATCACCAAAAGATGTAGTTGCAGTTCCTGTAGTCAATAAAGGTGATAGGAAAGTAGAGTATAATGTTTATGGAGTAGATAAAATTCCAGATCCAACTGATGGTTATCATAAAATTGTAAAGTGTGGAACTGGGTTTCTTAAACTATCTCAAAAAGTAATTAAAGATTTGTATGAAAGTAATCCAGATTGTGAATTTAGAGGTAAAGTTTTAAAGAATATTTGTGAGTATGCAAATATTAATGAAACTTTTGTTGGTGAAGACATTATGCTTTGTAAAAAAATTAGAGAACTTGGATATACTATTTGGGTTAATCCAAAGTACACTGTGTCTCACATTGGAATGAAAATGTATCGTGGTAACTTTGAAGTATGAAAAACCAAATTAAAAATTCTGATATAACTGTAATTTTAAATTGTTATAAGAGAATTGAATATTTGGATGAGCAAATAAGTGCTATTGAAAATCAAACCATACCTCCAAAAGAAATTTGGATTTGGCAAAATTCACCTGAAGATATAGAAAAACCAAATTTAGAAAAGTATTCATCCAAGTGTAAAATAGTATCTTCAAGCTTTAACTTTAAATTTCATGGACGATTTAGTTTGGCTCTTTTAGCACGAACAAAATATGTTTGTTTTTTTGATGATGATTCAATACCGGGAAAAGAATGGTTTGAAAATTGCTTAAACACCATTGAAAATGGATATGATGGTATTTTAGGATGTGCGGGAATTATTTTAAAGGAAAAAAATTATCTAGATCCAATTAATATTGGTTCCAACGGAATTAAAAGTGACACCCCTGTAGAAGTTGACTTGGTTGGACATTCTTGGTTTTTCAATAAAAAATACTTAAAGTACATGTGGATTGAAAATCCAGTTAGTTGGGAGAATGGAGAAGATATGCAGTTGTCATACTTGTCTCAAAAGTATGGTAAAGTAAAAACCTACGTTCCTCCCCATCCAGAAGATAATAAGGAACTTTGGGGATCAACAAAGGAAGAATATAGTGATGATGATAATGCATCTTATAAGATTAAAACTGATTTTTACTTTCAAAGAGCTGTAATAATTCAACATTATGTAAAAAATGGGTGGAAAACTATTAATAATTTGTAATCTCTAATAATTTTTTAATGTTGTAAAATAAAAATATGAAAATAAAAATTTGTATACCCCATTATTTTGCAACAAAATTTGATGAAGACTTTTATTCTTCTCATGGATGGACGCACGGATCATTAGATGGGAAAATTGATAAAAGAACAGAAGCATTTGATAAATGTTTATGGTCTTTATTTCATATTGGAACTCAAAATAATGATGGATTATTAGACATACGTACTAATATAACAAATAAAATATTAAATCAGATTAAATATCATGATATTTCAATTTCAGTAATTACTGATGGTAAAAATATTTGTAAAGAAATTTTAAACAAATATAAAAATTATATTACTATAAAAGAGGTGGATATAAGTAATTCAATGGATTTAGTGTTTGAAACTAGAGAAGAATTATTTAACGGAGAAAATTATGATTTATATTTTTATTGTGAGGATGATATTGGAATAAATGATAAAAAATATTTTGATAAAGTGGACTGGTTTGCAGAACAAACAAATCATAAGGGAGTCTTGATGCCCTATAGATTTGAAAATTTATATTCATTGGAAATTGAAAAGATTTATATTGATGGACCTATAGACCAAAATATGCTTACGGGGTTTATGAAACCTAAAAATAACTCATTATCCCTAAAGTATAAAAATACTAATATAGTATTTGATAATCCGATGAATCCTCATTCTGGAACTTTTTGTTTGACAAAGCAACAAAGAGATTATATAATAGAAAAAGGAATAACAAGAAGGAGTGATTTTGTAAGCTCGCTTGAAAGTGTATGTACTTTAACTGCAATGGAATTTTTTGATATATATAAAACCACTTTTAAATATAGAAAATTTTTAGAGGTAGAGCATCTTTGTCCAAGATATAATATTATAAATTAATAATATGAAAATAAAAATTTGCGTAAATAGCACTAAACAATACAGTGAAAAAACATTACCGATTATTATTCCTTCGTTGATTGATTCTGGTATTGATCCTGAAGATATTTTTGTATTTAAAGGTGGTCATTATGAAAGATCAGTAATTAAAAAAGATACTTATACTTTAATTCAAACTGATAATAATACAATTGATTTAACCGGATTAATTGATATTGTTGAAAACGAATTGGAATCTGATTATTGGTTTTATATTCATGACACTTGTAAAGTTGGTCCTAAGTTTAAACAACTACTTTATAATATCCCAGAAAGTTTTCCAGATAAAATTGCATTAACTGTACACCCATCAATGAATATTGCTTCCTATAAATATTCATGCTTAATGAGATACAAAGACAAATTATTAAAAGTAAAAAATCAAGATTATTCTGAAAAAAAATTAAAAAAATTAAAAGAATGGAGTATTTACTGTGAAGATTTAATCCTCCATAAACCACATCAAAATGGAATGGGTATGGTGGGTATTCATAGTGATACTATAGAATTTTATAATCCAGAATTGTCTGATTGTATTAGAATTGAAAATGAAAATTGGTATGGTGGCGTTAAAAGAATTGTTGAATATTATCCCCAATTAGATCTCTATAAGTCTAAAGCCAATTATTATAGAACTACTAAACCAATTATACAATTATAGATATGGAACATATTTATCAACAATCACGATTTGGACAAAATTGGTTTAATTGTCAATCTTTATATGGGGAAATGGTAAAAAAATTTCCATCTGGATCTCATTTTGTAGAAGTAGGATCTTGGAAGGGAAAATCATCAGCATTTATGTGTGTCGAAATTATAAATTCTGAAAAACAAATTAAATTTGATTGTGTTGATACTTGGAAAGGAAGTGTAGAACATGCAAACTATCAAGAACTTCCTCATTTGTATGATATTTTTAAGGAAAATATGAAACCTTTTGAGGGATATTATACTGATTTAAAAATGAAATCTATTGATGCGGCAAAATTATATGAGGATGAATCATTGGATTTTGTTTTTATTGATGCTTCTCATGAGTATGAGGATGTAAAGGATGATATAACTCATTGGATATTAAAAGTAAAAAAAGGTGGAATTCTGAGTGGTGATGATTATTCTGGATATTGGGGAGGTGTAATTAAAGCAGTTAATGAAATTTTAGGCGAAAAAAATATTAAAAGGAATGGAGATACTTGGATTTATTATAAAAATTGACATTTTAAAAAACCTGATATATAATGTAGTTTAGTTATTACACATTCATGAAATCAAAGTATTGTATTTTTCATGTACAAGGTGGTATTGGAAAACATATTGCGGCAACAGCAGTAGCAAAAGCAATTAAAAATAATTATCCAGATCGAAAACTAATTGTAGTTTGTGTTTGGACAGATGTTTTTATCAACCTAACTTTTGTAGATAGAGTTTATCCTCTTGGTGGAACTCAATATTTTTATCAAAATTATATTCAAGGTAAAGATTCTTTTATCTTTGCTAATGAACCATATTACACTACAGACCATGTGAATAAAAAACTTCCTCTGGTGGAAAGTTGGTGTAAGATGTATGGTATTAAATATAATGGAGAAAAACCAGAAATAAGATTTAACAAACTTCAAACAAATATTTCCAAGCAATATTGGTGTCAAGGTAAAAAACCAGTTATGGTTATTCATACCAATGGTGGAATGCAAACAACTGATGCTAAACCTTATATGTGGGCAAGAGACATGCCTTCAGATTTAGCACAAAAAATTGTTGACCACTATAAAGATGATTATCATATCTATCAAGTTACTAAATTGAATTCTTTAAAACTTGAAGGTGCTCAACATATTTTTGCATCACAAGAACAATCTTATAATCTAACAGAACTTTTTAGTTTAATTCTTCACAGTAAAAAAAGAATCCTAATTGATTCTTGTTTGCAACATTGTGCTGCAGCTTTAAGACTTAAGTCTACAGTTCTTTGGAATGGTACAAGTCCAAAAATATTTGGATATGAACTGCATGATAATATTTCTACAGAAATTCCTTATGATTTCAAACTTCCTGGAAGTTATCTTTTTGACTTTGATTTTAATGGTGTTGAGCAAGAATATCCCTTTGAGGAAGATGAAGAAATATTTGATTTTAATAAAATCATAGAATCAGTTGATAAACAATAATCAAGGAGATCTAAAATGAATACTGATAAGACTTTCTATTTTATGGCGGGACTTCCACGATCTGGAAGTACACTGCTTTCTTCTTTATTAAATCAGAATCCTAGGTTTTATTCTGGACCAAGTTCTCCAGTAGTTTCTACAATGCTTGGACTGGAAAATCATTTTTCACAAGATGAATTATTTTTAGGATATCCAAAAGTGGAAGTTGCTAAAAATATTATTGCATCCATTCTTCCGCAATATTATTCTGATGTTAATAATCCAGTTGTTTTTGATAAAAATAGATCTTGGGTCAATCGCATGAATTATATTTCTGGATATTTTGATATTGTGCCAAAAGTAATTTGTCCAGTTAGAGATATTTCGGAGATTCTAACGTCATTTATTATGATGCGGCGTAGAAATTTTAATTTAGATCAAACTAAAATTAATTTTATCGATGAGATGTTAGTCAAGAGTAATATTCCACTAACTGATGACAATCGCTGTGAGTTTATTGCAAGCCCAAATGGAATTCTTGGTCAATCTTATAATGGTTTAAAGCAAGCAATTATGGAAGGGTATGATCATTGCCTGCACTTTGTTGAATATGAAGATCTTGTCAATAACCCTCAAGAAACCTTAAATAGAATCTATGAGTTTCTTGATGAAGAACCATTTGAACATACTTTTGATAATTTAGAAAATCCTCATCGTGAGAATGATCTACAAGTTTATGGTCTTGCTGATATGCATGAAGTTCGTCCCGTTGTTAAATCAACTGCACCTAGTCCAGAGGAAATTCTTTCTCCTGAAACGCTTGCAAAATGTCAGAATGCAGAATTCTGGAGAGAACTTACATCTGATTTAGATGATGAAATAGATCTTGATGATGACATTGATTTTACAGATAATGACTATGAATTAGAAGAGACTTCTTTTATTGGGTCTTCTAATAGTTGACAATCCCCACATAATCCTTTATAATAACAAGGTCTTCAACATCCTTGTAACTTTGGGAATGAAGACCACTTCTCTGTGGTGGGAGAGGTGAGTTGGTGGTTAACAGGGAGGGTTTTATACCCTCCTTTTTTATTTGACTTTATGTATGATAGAGGTTATAATTGCTTCAGACCATATTGATTTGAATGGAATATAAGTTCAGTATTATTTCTCCGTCTCATAAAAACACTCCATATCTTCAAGAACTTTACGAAAGTCTAGTTGCTCAGACTTATGGAAATTGGGAGTGGATTTTATGGTTGAATGGAAAGTTTGATCGTAATAAACTTTCTGCTGAGATTGAGAATGATGAAAGAGTAAAAATTTATCAGTGTGTGGAAGAGAATTCTAATGTAGGATTTCATAAAAATAAAGCATTTCATCTTGGAACAGGAGACATTCTTGTTGAGGTAGACCACGATGATATGCTTACTCCAGATTGTTTGGAAGAACTGAATAATGCATATCAGGACCAAGAGATTGGTTTTGTGTATAGTGACGCTGCAATTTACGATGATAACTTTGTCCCATATCTTGCAGACCACGGTTGGACTTATTATCATCATAAGTTTCGTGATAAGAACTTATGTGTAATGAATTCTTGGCGTCCAACTAGTCAGGCATTGTCATTCATCTGGTATGCCCCAGACCACGTTAGGTCTTGGAGAAAGAGTGTCTATCAATCAATCGGTGGACATAATGTTGAATTGGGTATCTGTGATGACCACGAACTGATGATTAGAACGTATCTGAATACGAAGATGTTTCATATTCAGAAACCTCTTTATATTTACAGGGTTTATGGTGACAATACTTATCTGGAAAGAAATGCTCAAATTCAGACTAAGACTGTAGACCTTTATTATCAATATGCATATCAACTTGCAGAGAAGGATGCGGAAGAACGTGGACTTCTGAAGGTTGATATTGGTGGTGGACTGTATCCTCGTCCTGGTTATGTGACAATTGATCAAGAGGGGTCTGATATTACTTGTGACTTGAATGATGGTATTCCACTCCCTGACAATAGTGTTGGTGTTCTGAATGCAAGTCACGTCCTAGAGCACCTGAGAGACCCTGTTAAGTCAATGCGTGAAATTCATAGGGTCCTTGCACACGGTGGTTGGGCAATGATTGAAGTGCCTTCTACAGATGGTAGAGGGGCATTTCAAGACCCAACTCACGTTAGCTTCTGGAATGAACATAGTTTCTGGTATTATACTAACAAACAGAAAGCAGACTTTATTAGAAACTATGATATTCGCTTTCAAACGTATCGGTTAAATACTTGGGAAATGGCACCACATATTCCCGTTGTCACTGCTTGGTTGACAGCAATTAAGGATGAAGAACGTTTCCCTGGAGTTCTTGGAATTTAATTTTTATGGCACTTGCATATGTAATCGGAGCAGGGACAGCAGGTTCAACTGCCGCTAGAATTCTTAAAGATAATGGATGGGATGTAGAAGTATTTGAAACCAGGTCTTATATTTCTGGTAACTGCTACGATTATATTGATGAGAAGACCCGTTGTATTGTTCATGCACACGGACCACATGCAATTCATACAAATAGTGAAAAGGTCTGGAACTGGTTACATCAGTTCTCGGAGTTCAATGATTTCTCAGTGAAGGTCTGGGCAAATACTAAACTAGGTAAAATCCCCATTCCGTATAATGATACGTCTGATAGAATTATTGGACAACGACTTTCTGATGAGGAAATCATTGATTTAGTCTTCAGGGATTACTCTGAAAAGATGTGGAATACTCCGTTTGAGAAACTTCCTCAGAGCATTCTTGCACGATTGGCAGTGAGAAATCCTGGTGAAGAAACTTACTTTGTCAACAACAAGTATCAGGGTCTTCCTAAGTATGGATTTGTTCGGATGTTTGAGAATATTCTGGATGGTATTCCAGTTCATTTGGATACACCCAGAGATGAGTGGAGAAAACTGAAAGATAAATGTGACTTGTTGGTTTACACTGGTAAGGTTGATAATTACTTTGATTATCAGTTTGGTGAATTAACTTATCGCTCTCTGAACTTTGAGCACGTCTATTGCCCTAAAACTCTTTATATTCAATTGAATGAATGTAATAAAGAGAATGGATGGAACCGTGCAATTGACCATTCCTATTGGTATAATCAAGATGTTGAGACAACAATCGTTACAAGAGAGTATCCTGTCCCTCACGTTGATGGTGTGAACAACCCATATTATCCAATGATATTTGGAGAATATCTAAGTCAGTTCAGACTGTATCAACCTTTGATGCAGGCAGAAAAGAAAACAGTATTTACTGGAAGAACTGCAACTTATGAATATTTGACTATTGATGAAACAATCATCAAGACTGCTAAAAAACTGAAGAAACTTGGAATGTCTGATGCCATCTTAACACAATGAAAAATACTAAACTATGCCTCAACGTGATGCTTGGAAATGAGGAGCATGTCGTTGAAAGAATGCTTAACTCTTGTTATAAACACATCGACTATTGGATTATCCAGTGTAATGGTAACGACCGCACTCAACAGATGGTTGAAGACTTTTTTCAAGAAAAAGGTATTCCTGGATTTACCTACAATGTAGAATGGCATTATCCTGGTTGGAATAGTGATGATTTGGTTCTGAAATGCACAGAGACTGATCATGGTTGTGATTGGTTATTCAGAATTGATGCTGATGAACAACTGCAAGTTGATGATGACTTTGATTGGAGTGTTCTAGAAGATACTTCAATTGATGCTTGGGATGTTACAGCACAGTCTGATAGTTGTATCTGGTATCGTTGCCGTCTATGGAATGCAAAAATTCCTTGGAGGTTTAGGCACGATAAAAGGCACGAGTGTATTCTAAAACCTGGATGTGGTCCAACTGGAGAAGAATTTCCAAGAGTAAGTCTGGAAAGAGGATTTAGACATATTATTATTAATGATGGTCGGACTTGGGTAAATCCAACTAAGTTTTTTACTGATGCTGTTGAACTTGAGAACCAACACATCTCTAATAACACAATGCTAGAGGATGTTTATCACTTCTGGTATATTGCTAAGAGTTATAATGATGCTGCTTATGGGACTTATCCTTTAGGTGAAACACATAGGCAAGAGATGGCACGTCGTGCATTATTTTATTATGAAGAGTATCTGAATTATCGGTTTAATTATCGTGAACTTGGATATGCGACAGGTATTGATGAGATGGCATATTTTACTTTATGTGCTATGGGGGACTTGAATCGAACTTGTAATAATTTTGAAAAAGCAATTGACTGTTATATTCGTGCAGAAGAATGGTGTCCACCAAGAAATGAACATCTTGTGGGATTATCTGAGTGCTACAGAACTTTAGGTGACTATCAGATGATGAAGATGCAGACAGAAAGATTGATTGATCCTATCAGAGTTAATCCTTTTCCAACGTATCATTTTCTTGTTAATAGTAACTTTTATGTAGACACTGGTGAGTATGGAAAACTACTCCATCAAATTGCCTGCGAAAATTCAGGAGGTTAAATGAAATACGTTCCAGTCTCAACAATAAATAGACAGTCACAGAAAACTATATGGGTTGTTGATAATTTTTATGCTAACCCATATGCTGTAAGAGAATTTGCTCTTCAGCAAGAGTTCTCTGAAGACTTAAATTATTATAAAGGTAGTCGTTCTGTTGAACAGTTCTTTGTTCCGGGAACTAAAGAAGCATTTGAAAGAATTATGGGTATTACAATCCGTGAATGGGAAACTCATGGAATGTGTGGACGTTTTCAATACTGCACTTCCCAAGACGATTTAGTTTATCATTATGATGGACAAACTTGGGCAGCAATGTTATACTTAACACCTAATGCTCCTTATTGTACAGGAACCTCTTTATATGCTGGTAAGAACGGTGCAAGAAGGCAATCTGATCCTAATTGTGACGAGTGTTTTTCTGGTGGTTTTTATGATGGAACTAAATTTGATTTAGTGGACTCTATTGGTAATATCTTTAACAGACTTTTTATTTTTGATGCTAAAAATATTCACGCAGCATCACAATACTTTGGTCAGACCAAAGAAGATTCAAGACTTTTCCATATATTCTTTTTCGATTAAAAATGAAATTCACAGTTTATAGTAAAGAAGGTTGTCCATATTGTGACAAGGTAAAGAAAGTATTAGAGTTGACAAATATGCAATTTGTCGTTTATACTCTAGAGGAAGATTTTACTAAGAATCAGTTTTATGCTGAGTTTGGAGAAGGTTCAACTTTTCCTCAAGTAATTTGTGATGAGAAAAAATTAGGAGGATCCGTTGACACAATCAAATTCCTCAAGGAAAAACAAATCATCTGATACAAACATAAATAAACCTGAAGACCACTTTAATCGTGGTGTTGAATTTATACTTAATGGAGGAAAAAGAAAGCAAACTCAACCATTCCATATTATCTTTGAGAAGATAGTTTGCTTTCTTGATCGGGAAGTAACTGTCTATTTTGAATTTTCCTTAAAGTCAAGGAAGAGAAAAGTAGTTTCCCGGAGAAAAAAGAAATGTTAGCAGTTAGTTTAGTTTTCGGTTCCTTTCTAACCGTATTGTTTCTTATAGTGGGACTTGTAACAGGTTGGGTAGCAAGAGAATATATGATGAACTATCGGGAAATTCCTAGACCACATCCTGAGATGTTTGACCAGCAAGGTAATCTTATACCTGACGAAGTAATTGCATTTAATTTTGAGAACTATTATGACAACGACGACACAGAAGAAGACGACGACTAAATCAAAGGTAGTTAAAGAAACTCCTATCGTAGAACTTCCAAAAAATCCATTTGTATTTGAAGTTTTAGATCTTGTATCTAAGCAAAGATCTAATGCTAAAAAGGTAGAAGTTCTGAAAAAGTATGAGGATAATTCCTTAAAGATGGTTCTAATCTGGAACTTTGATGAAAGTGTAGCAAGTATGCTTCCAGATGGTGAAGTTCCATATTCACAATATGATGATCAGACTTCTTATAGTGGATCTCTCTCCACTAAACTTACTCAAGACATTCGTAGAATGCACGAGACTGGATCATTTTCTCTTGGTGTAAGTGATCGTCAAGGTAGGACAACCATTCGTAGAGAAGCAAAGAATTTCTACCATTTTGTAAAAGGTGGTAATGATTCAATAAATGGCATTCGCAGAGAGAGTATGTTTATCAATCTCCTTCAAGGTCTTCATCCTCTTGAAGCAGAAATTCTTTGCCTTGTAAAGGATAAGAAACTTGTTGAAAAGTATAAGATCACTAAAGAAATTGTTGCGGAGGCATATCCTGATATTACCTGGGGAGGGCGTTCGTGAGTCAACTTCGTGATGTGATTGAAACAGCACAAAATACGGAAAAACCTATGGATCACTGGACATCAGTAGAAAAAGAAAATTGTAAGTCACGCTACGGTTGTGAGATTATGATTGAGAATGGTTCGCCTGCTGATGTCCGCACCAAGGAAGCACCCAATGATGCTTACATTGTTCAGTATGTTGTGGAAGGAGAAATTTGTTACGATCTTACACGAGGATCTAGAACTAAATTGTTTGATATGTACTGGGATAAGTTTCGTGAAAATCTCAAGTCTATTGAGTTTGGTTATGGTCGTGTCAATCCCAAACTCTGGGGTTATCAATCACCTCAAAAGAAAAAACGGAAGTGATTTTCCAAATCGGAGGGAAATTTTTCCGGCAAAATTTTGAGTTCTTAAAGTTTTTTAAAATTGTATCGCATTTTACAAAAAAACTTGTATAAATTACCGTAACGAGGTATAATACCTCTACGTTCATCTGGAACATACCAGACGGAAGTAAGCCGACTCGGAACGAAGCCGTTCATCTATGGAAGCAATCATTCTAACCTGCTTACAAGCACAACTAATGGTAGGAAGAGTCCTTAAACACGACATTCCTCATCAAGCGAAGAATGATATTATTTGGGAGATTAAACAGATCTCACCAAAAACTTGTCCCATAGACGCAAAAGCCGACTGAAGGAACGCTCTTTAGCCTCAAAATTAAGGAGAAAACCTAATGTCTAAAGTCGTATATCGTGGTGTTGAATACGATACCCAAAAGCGTATTGAATATCAACAACAAATGCAACAGCAAGCCCAACAATACAACGAAACCTATCGTGGTGTTAAGTTTGTAAAGGAGGGGCACAAATGAAGAAACTTAACTTCCTACAACTTATTAAAGAACAAAAACAAAAAGAAGATCGTCGTCATCAAGCACAACTAGCACAACTAGTTGGGGCAAAGTGATGGGACAAGTCATCATATCTTCAACTGCTGCGATTGCGTTGATGACCATACTACTGTCATCATACATTCAGTGGCTTTATAAGTAAGTCATCAAGGAGGGGCAACCCTCCTTTTTTTAATAGGTATAAACTCGTAGGCATAAATTATTGTTAAGGAATCAACACAAAACACCTAGATAGTAGTAGAATATAGAGGTGAAGCGTATGAACGAAAACCCCTTTGTTATGTTATTCTATGTGCATGGAGGTTATTATGCACAACCTAATCTCTTACAATCAACTAGCTGGATGGGAACACTTTGAGGAGACAGTAGAACGATCTAATGAACAGAACGACTTAGTTAATGATTATTTTAATTGTTTGATTGAGTGTGATGATGAAAAACAAACTTGTAAAAGAATTTGTAGGGAGTTGTTAAGCAAGTCATAATGAAACGGGGGG